GAAAAACCTGTTTCATCATCTTTCTATTAATCTTTTCAAATAGTTTCTGGTTTCGTGTGGGACTGTTGGCTACCACAGGACTCCCCATTCGGGATATATTATTATTGTTATTAATCACCATGGAATTTCCAAACCTATTAAAGTTATGCTGTATCTGACGTGTATTAGATGGGGGAGTCGAAACGCGTGCTCGTACTCGTCTAGTAAAAGATGAGTTGGAGTTGGAGTTGGAATTGGAGTTGGAGTTGGAGTTAGAACTGGGGGATCGGGTCCTGGTACGACGCGACTGGGTAGATCCAGTGGGACTCATTTAATATCTACTTATATTTTTTTCTCATCTGATCCGTGAATGTAGTCCATTCATCGTTTTTCTTATCAGCGAAATAGAAAGCTTTTAAAGTCGCGTTATCGAGGGATGCCTGCTTTTTCATCTGTGCATCAGTCGTATTTTTACGGGTTTTGCGGAAATATTCGCCAGATTTTTGTTCCGCTTTAATCATAACTTTTAAGACAGATTTCCACTCTTTTTGAAGTTTGGTATATTTCTTAAGGTCACGCGCGTTCATTTTAGACTCGATAGATTTAGGGAGAAGTTTAATGTTGTTAATAATAGCCATTTACTGTATTACAAGATTTTTATTACCTACTCCAAGAGCTGCCTCTGAAGCTGCGCGAGGGTGATGTTATCCTCGCGATCATCTAGACGCGCTTCGCGAGCCAATTGCCATGCACGCACCCGCTTGACCGACGCCGCCGCCTTATTGTACTTTTTCACCTTTTCCAAATAGCCAGTCGCCGTTTTGTTGTAGTTTAAGACGCAGCCGTTGAGATGCTCCCGATCTTCTTTTAACTTTTCCGCTTTCCTGTTCAACATCCGCTCAGCCTCCTCCAACACGCGCCATTGGGTGTCGAGTTCTGATGGGGTTTTTTTTACCGCCACGTGTAAATTTTTTAATTGGTTGCACACCTCCAAATAGAAGCCTTCTGGAACTTGTTGAGCGTTGTCGTCCATGATTTGCATGATTTTGTGACACACGGCCATTTGAGGATTCATCGTTGTACGTACTGTTTACTTTTTTAGATGAAATTTACAAATATTCTTACAAACTTAGGTGCTATTTAATCTTTAACGGCGTCGTTCGACCCGCGCCTCAAACCCGTTGTCCACCATTCGTCCATTCTCACCCACCCAAAACTCACATGGCGCGTTCTCGTCTTCGTCGAACTCCCAGTAATCACGACAATAGACAGGAGCATCAAGTTGACTCAACTCGCTCTCCCTATCCACACAAAACATCTCAAACCCGGCCATCTTTGCCTTCGACTCAACCACCTTTAACTTAGCGTTTTGGAGGGCGACATACCATTTCCTTTGGCATTCTTCCTTGTAGTCATCATGAATCTTCTTCTCAAAGGCGGGAAGCTTTTGGAGTGTTTTGAGTGAAAGTTCATCATAGTAGACGAAATCTGGGACCTTCTCCTCCTCGGTTCCAATTTCCATCACGACTGCTCGAAGACCGTTTTCCATCAGGTTTTTCCAGGTCCAGGAGTTAAACGCAGCGGCGGTGGATATGCAACCAACGAGTTCCCCAGCCTCACCACCAGAAGCCCATCTGACGTTATTTTCACACCACTGCTTGATAGCCATATTCTTTCGAAACGCAGTCATACGCTTGATGGGATCAAATGTACGGCGCGCTTCCTTTTCCCACTTCATGAGAACCTTGTACTCCTCGTGCATCTTCTTCACATGATCCAGAAGCTGGTCTCTGAGACGTGCAATCTCAGAGAGACGTCTTCGGTCGAGATTCGGGGCGAACGGGGCACGAACCGCTGGTCGCGGAGACTCGTAGTCGCTGTCATCCTCGCTACCAAGTTCCGAATCATCATCACTGTAGTAGAAGGTGTCTTCGTGAAACGGTTTATCACCGTTGAGTTTGTCATGGATGCGCTTAAGATTATCAGCCATATCCAAGTACATGCCATCTCCGATCTTGTCGGAGATGAAATCGAGGGCGGCCATTACACGTTGAAGTTCTTCCATCTTTATGTTGAAAATTTGTGAAATGTCATATCGACTTAGGTTTTTTTCTTTCGTGATTTCAAGATGAAGCTCTTCGTCGTGATCCTAATCCTGACGCTTCTATTATTTTTGGTTTTTGAATATAAAAATAAAAAAATATATTACTCTACTAATTTTTTTGAAAAATTTGTTCATGAAAAAATTAAAAAAGATTGTTTAGAATTCAATTCTCAACTCGTTGATGAAGATATCCCTGATAATGTTAAAAGAAAACGTTTCTATATAGATCCAACACATGATATACACAAATTACTAAATTCTGATGAAGTTAAGAATAAACTAGGATTCAGTGGGTACGAATTAAGTATAGACGTTCCGGTTGAATACCGTGTGTACGGTATGGGTGGACATATGAACTGGCACTCGGATACACAATTATATGTTCCAGAACAATACGAATTGATATATACGATAGATAATACGTCTGATACGACGTTTAATTGGAAACAACCGATAACAGGTAAAATACAGTCATTAGAACCTAAGCCTAATAGTATTTTATATGTTAGAGCGAACGGAGCACCACACATGGTCTCCGAAATAACCGATGGATCTCGGTATATACTTAAATTCGTGTACGTTAAACCTGGATCTATTTATTCGCCACTATGATAATTTATCGCTGCTTGCTCTGCGAGTTTTTTAGATTCTTCTGTTACATCACTAACGTCCATCTTATAATAAATAACAGCTATTTCTGTTGGTTTAAAATCACCACCCATTTTATTAAGGACTGCCTGGCGATACTTCACAGCATCTTCATTAAGGGTATCATCAGGATTATATAATACAATCTTACCTTTATCATCAAACCATTTAGCCCAGTCGTTAAATTTGGGATCGTAACCTCCCTCCCAATACCATTTGGGTGCCGTGAAAGTAAAATTATCAGGCTGACCCACAGCCCATGATCCACTTTGAGATCTTTTGTATAAAATGTAAAATTGTTTACCGTCGTATTCCGTTTCCCTAGACACTTGACCATCATAGAATGTATGTGGTTTCCACTCACATACATCACTAGCGGGTAGACCGTCCATCGTATACTTATTCCATCTATGATCCTTACCCAATTGTTTTCCGTAAGATTTATACGCATGAAGTCCAACGTTTGGGTCTCGGTAAGGAGCGGCGCCGTCCTCCCAGTCCGACTTTGATTTATTATCTTGCCACTGATTTTGTGGGGCCCATGAAGGACTCGCCGCATTCTTTCCACCTGGCTCAAAACGTTCCAACCCTAAATCTTCAGAAGAAAATTGATGATTTGTACAACTCACTTCGTTTAACGCGGCACATTGATTTTGGTATTGACTTTCTTTAGCGTTACATCCACCTTGTTCCAATATGGGTTCACATTTTACGTTTGGTGTCGAAAGAGTTAATGTATCTGGGTCACAATACGGTTGATTTTCGAGTCGTACGGTATGTCCACTTGGACATTTAGGAAGAGCGCGTGTACCAGGTAAAACTAAACTTCTATAATCATCGTCGACAAGACTATCTTCGTGTTTTAGTAGTAAGGAGATTTCATAACTGTGTCTATCATCAGATCCCGCTGCAATTTTATTTCTCACAATATTCGATCCCGGCTCCACGCCATAGTCTTTCCACCCAAGATTGTACGCGTTTGGTATTGCTGGATCTGTCTCCCAACCACCTACCGTCACTTCTTTAGTTCTCCCAGTACGAGGGTTATCAATTCTACCCGTCCGTATGAATTGTACAGGGCACCCTAACTGAATCTGTGTCGTTGGGTCAACTTCATCCTCCAGCGTAAACCTACCTGGAAACGCGGTTTTTTCGTTTTTACCGTTATTTTTACACACACCGTCAGCATCGGCAGGTGTCCACGCAGCATTAGAATACCGGGCCGAATCAGGTGGAAGTCCCTTTTCCTGGTTAGCCTGTCCAAACCCCCACCATGTCACACCAGCCCGTCTCCATACATGAGGTTTACGATTATTAAGACTACCATCCGTCGAGTAATCAGTCGTACCCCTAGGCTCACCATCATTTTCAAAATCTAACGGTGTATCCTGACACGTTCTCGGAAATTTAGGGTGTTCAAAGTTTCCATTTCTAGTTGAAACAGTAGAATTTGCATCGATTTTCTTTGCTATATGTTCTTTTATCAAAGGATCTTTTAAGTATCCATCTTCATATTTAGCGAATATAGCTTCACCACTAAATTTTCCTATATCAAATCTTCTATTCCCATATTTCTGAAGTTTACACCAATATTTACCCTTATACTCATTCGTATTACCATTATCGAATGTCTCTGGACCGGCGGTAAGGCTCTTAAACCGATATTCTTCTTCGTCTGCCACCGTACCCGCATTTCTTTGAATACCACGCATAGCATGGTGTCCACGTTCCGTATCGAATATAGGATCTATAGAAAATGCCGAACATTCGTCACTATCCTCACACGCGGCGGAGCACTCCTGGAACGTCGCTGCATACATCGGTTTCACACAACTTCCACTCCATTGAGGTTGTGTTCTTTCGGGCCTAGTCATCCCGTAGTGTGCGTATATAGAATCTATACGCCCTTCCTCGTTCCTATTTCTCCTCGACATTGTACCACGCGCCGTCGTGAAGTAGTTTCCGGCACCCTGCGGAAAAGTTGCAACATAATTTTGCCAATTTTCCACACGAGGCTCAGGAAATGCCCCGTAGTCATACTCATACGTCCGTGGATCGCCGAGTAGAAATTCTCCGGGAGATGTCGGTCCACAACTAATTTTCATCTGTACCTTTTCTTTCGTCCACGGATGTGTCTCCTTTGTAGGAGCTGTCGCGGTGTTTTCATTCATTATCGTCACTGCCCCAGGTGGATTTTCTCTAGCCTTGCGCCGAGCCTCACACCCTGGACCCTCTTCAGACGTTTTTCCCTTGCGCATCGTATATTGGCACCACCCGGCATCCTCACCGGGATCCATAGGGTAATTCGTAATCTTCCTTGAGCATCCTTACTCATTATATCCGATTCGGTAGTTGTCCCAAAGGCCCCCCGTGGATCTTGCGGAGCAAGATAATCCTCAAAAACGCTACCGACTTCCGAAAATTGAATTAATTTTTGTCTACTACCTTGGGGTGAAGTGCTATTAACAGTAGGTGTTTCTACAGCAACGTTTCCATCGTTCCACCCATCTTCAGGCTCTAAACTCGCACTAGCGAATAAGGAAACCATTCTCTGTGTAAACGGTGACGATTGGTTAATAGCTTCGTCACCTCTAGAAAATAACGCATCTGTACCCAAATCGGATGTAGGTAAATCACCCGCGTCTATAGCATTTGCGTCGGCCTCTATCTTCGGTAAAGTATCTTCCAATACCTGGAGTCCTTCGCCCAAATCCGATTTTAAAATAGTAGTATCCTTTACCTCTTTATCCATTACTTGTCTTTGCTCCGTTCTTAGAGCAAGTTCACTTATCTGCCTTTCTTTATACTCTTGTCCCTTTACCATCAATTGAGTGTTTATAGTTTTCCGTAAACCGTCGTAGGCATCCTCTGCCACTTCATCGTACATTTCATTATCCGGCGCCGTTTGGTTTTCGTAAATATGATCCTCTACCAACCCTGTATACTTTTTGATAAATTTTAATTCGTCATCAACACTCTCTTGTATTTCGTTTTTAATTTCGTCTTGTGTACCTTGTACATTGGCAGCCTTCATATCCACCTGTTTCAAAAAAGCGTCGTGAAGTATCACGTCTTGCGTTCTTTTCTTTTCTATTTTATCGACACCTTTTAGAAGTTTGTGAACAAGAGATCTAGGTCTGACCGGTGCATCTTCTGAAGGACCCATCTCAATATCCGAAGGACCTATATCCTCTTCATAATATTCTGATCGTCGTTTTCGTGTCACAAATAAAAACACGACGATCAAAAGTATCGTCACCACTAAGGTGATCATTACTATTATTAAGAATTTTTTCTGTAGCGATTAGTTTACATACTCCCTGATGAAAGATGGGCACTCCGTTTTATATCGCGCGAACGATGCCTTATCGTTGATATAATATTCCTTATATGCTTCAACCACATTAGGGGTCTTATACTGTTCTGGCATACACTCCGGAATACCTTCAGTTGAATAATACGCCGTATCACTGATATGTTCTTCGA